CATCGGCAAGTCGGCGCTGGTCAGCTGGCTGGTCATCTGGATGCTGACCACGCGCATAGGGTCCACCACCATCATCTCGGCTAACTCCGAGTCGCAGCTCAGGTCCATCACCTGGGCGGAGATAACTAAGTGGATCAGCATGGCGCTGCACAACCACTGGTTCGAGGTCAGCGCAACCCGCGTCATGCCTGCCAAGTGGCTGACGGAGCTGGTCGAGCGGGACCTGAAGAAGGGCACGCGCTACTGGGGCGTCGAGGGGCGCCTGTGGAGCGCAGAGAACCCCGACGCCTACGCCGGTGTCCACAACTTCGATGGGGTCATGCTGGTGTTCGACGAGGCGAGCGGCATCGACGACAGTATCTGGGCCGTGTCGGCGGGCTTCTTTACGGAAAACACGCCGAACCGCTTCTGGTTCGCGTTCTCAAACCCACGCCGCAACTCGGGGTATTTTTACGAGACGCATCACTCGAAACGGGACTTCTGGAGGACCAAGGTCGTCGACGCGCGCAGCGTCGAGGGCACGGACAAGGCGGTCTACCAGCAGATCATCGACGAGTACGGGCCGGACAGCACACAGGCCCATGTGGAGGTCTACGGTGAGTTTCCCAACGCCGGGGACGATCAGTTCATCCCGAACCACGTCGTCGATGAGGCGATGCGCAGAGAGCGCTACAAGGACCTTACAGCGCCTATCGTGGTCGGGGTCGACCCGGCGCGGTTTGGGTCGGACGCAACGGTCATTGCGGTGCGGCAGGGGCGGGACATCGTGGCCATACTGCGGCACCGGGGCGACGACACAATGGAGACCGTGGGGCGCGTCATCGACGTCATGGAACAGTACAAGCCCGCGCTGGTGGTCATCGACGAGGGCGGGCTGGGGGCGGGCGTCGTCGACCGTCTCAAGGAGCAGCGCTACAAGGTCAAGGGGGTCAACTTTGGCAACAAGTCGTCCAAGCCGGTCATGTACGGTAACAAGCGGGCGGAGATGTGGGGGTCGATGAAGGAGTGGCTCAAGACGGCGTCGATACCAGCCGACAGGTTCCTGAAGAACGACCTGGTGGGGCCCATGATGAAGCCGGACAGCAGGGGGACCATCTTCCTTGAGACCAAGAAGGACATGCGGGCGAGGGGGCTGGCCAGCCCTGACGCGGCGGATGCCATCGCCGTGACGTTCGCGTTCCCCGTGGCGCACCGGGAGGCGCGCGTTGACACGACGCCCCGGCGTGCGTATGGTTCGTCCGGTGTGACCAACAGCTGGATGGGAAGCTGATGCCGCAGAGAAAAGGCACGAAAAAGCTGGGTGCTACTGACGAGATGCTGGTCCCGTACCGCGAGGCCAAGCGCAAGGAAGCCTATGGGCGCGCTATGGACGAGGACGCAGCGGCCTACCGCAGGGCAGGGCGCAAGGCGACGGGCGACTATATGGAAGAAACGGCCAAGATGTACTACAGCCAGGCCGAGCGGGCTAACATGAAGGCCAAGATCGCCGGAGGGTCCAACCCGAGGCAGATCAAGCCGGACATTCAGAAGGCTCCGCTGACCTACACGACGCGCGGCGCAGACGGGGTGAAGCAGAAACACACGACGTCTGAGCGTCCGTCCCTCACACGGGCCAAGGAAGGGCAGAAACCAGCCCCGAAACGGAAGTAAACCATGCCTTTGATCAAGTCAGGGTCGGAAAAGGCCAAAAAAGCCAACATTGCCGCTGAAATTAAGGCCGGAAAGCCGACAAAACAGGCGGTAGCCATCGCGTATGCGGTGCAAAAGAAAGCGAAAAAGGGTAAATGACCGTCCTCGACACCATGCGGTCGCGTTTTACGCAGGCTTTGTCGGCCTATTCGGACACGCGTGAGGACGAACTGGACGATCTTCGGTTTATGGCGGGCTCGCCGGACAACCAGTGGCAGTGGCCCGCCGACGTGCTGGCCACGCGGGGGTCTGTGCAGGGCCAGACCATCAACGCAAGGCCGTGCCTGACCATCAACAAGCTGCCGCAGCACGTCCGGCAGGTCACGAACGAGCAGAGGCAGAACCGTCCGGCCGGAAAGGTCATCCCGGCCGACGATCATGCCGACGTGAAGGTCGCCGAGATCTTTGACGGCATGATCAAGCACATCGAGTACATCTCGGACGCTGACGTGGCCTACGACACGGCCTGCGACAACCAAGTGACGTTCGGAGAGGGCTACATTCGCCTCCTGACGGAGTACTGCCGGGACGACAGCTTCGACCAGGACATCAAGATAGGCCGGGTGCGCAACGCGTTCAGCGTCTATATGGACCCGTCCATACAGGACCCGTGCGGCGCGGACGCCGAGTGGTGCTTCATCACGGAAGACATCACCAAGGACGAGTACGAGCGGCTGTTCCCGGACGCGCAGCCTATCAGCTCCATCATGAGCCGCGGCGTCGGCGACGCGCAGCTGGGGCAGTGGATACAGGCCAACACGATCCGCATCGCGGAGTACTTTTACATCGAACACAAGCGGGCGACGCTGCACCTGTACCCTGGCAACGTGACGGCGTTCAAAGGGACGCCGCAGGACAAGATGCTGGCGATGCAGTTTGGCAAGCCGGTCAAGACCCGTGAAGCCGACCGTCGGCAGGTCAAGTGGATCAAGACCAACGGCTACGACATCCTTGAGGAACGGGACTGGGCAGGCAAGCACATCCCTGTCGTGCGGGTGGTCGGCAACGAGTTTGAGGTTGACGGGCAGGTCTATATCTCTGGTCTGGTGCGCAACGCCAAGGACGCGCAGCGCATGTACAACTACTGGACCAGCCAGGAAGCCGAGATGCTGGCGCTGGCCCCCAAGGCCCCCTTCATTGGCTATGGCGGCCAGTTTGAAGGCTATGAGATGCAGTGGAAGACGGCCAACACCAACAACTGGCCGTACCTGGAGGTCAATCCTGACGTCACTGATGGGGCTGGGTCTGTGCTGCCACTACCCCAGCGGGCCGCGCCTCCGCTCGCACAGACGGGCCTCATACAGGCCAAGATGGGCGCTGCGGACGACATCAAGGGCACGACAGGCCAGTACGATGCGTCTCTGGGGATGCAGGGCAACGAACGGTCGGGCAAGGCGATTCTTGCGCGCGAGAAGCAGGGCGACACGGGGACCTACCACTACGTCGACAACCTTGGCCGGGCCATACGTCACGTTACGCGCCAGCTGATCGACCTGATTCCCAAGATATACGATACGGAACGTGTCGCTCGCATCATTGGCGTCGATAACGACGTGGGGATGGTCAAGATCAACCCGACGCAACCCATGCCGGTCAACGAGATCCGCGACGGGCTGGGGAACGTAATCGAGAAGATCTACAACCCGTCCATCGGGCAGTACGACGTGATGGTCACGACCGGGCCGAGCTACATGACGAAGCGTCAGGAAGCTCTGGAGAACATGGCGACTATCCTCCAGACCAACCCAGCGCTCTGGCAGGTGGCTGGGGACCTGTTCATTAAGAACATGGACTGGCCGGGCGCGCAGGAGATGGCGAACCGGTTCCGTAAGATTATTGATCCAAAGGTTTTGGCCGACGACGACAAGACGCCTGAAATGCAGATGGCGGAGCAGCAGATTGACGCCCTGACGCAGGAGCTGAACGGCGTCGTCGACATGCTCCAGAACGTCCAGAAGTCGATGGAGGCGCAGGAGCTCCAGATCAAGGCGTATGACGCTGAAACAAAGCGAATCAGCGCCGTTCAGCAGTCGATGACCCCGGAGCAGATTCAGGACATTGTCATGGGCACGATCGCCGCTGCTCTGGACACGGGCGACATCTCGCCTGGCGCACCGCTGCGTGAGCCTATGGAGCCTATGGCATGAGCTGCAATGAGTTTATAGGGCACCTGTTTCTGGCGCGGGACATAACGCATAGCGTTCACCTGAACACCCGGTCCTACGCCAAACACGTAGCTCTGAACGAGTTCTACGACGAGGTTGTCGAGCTAGCGGACAAGTTTGCCGAGGCGTATCAGGGCCGCCACGGCCTGATTGGGCCGATCAAGCTGCAAGGATCGGCTAAAACCACCAACGTAACGGAGTTCCTTGAAGGCTCTCTAGCCGAGGTAGAGCAGATGCGATATAAGGTCTGCGACAAGTCGGACAGCGCCTTGCAGAACATCATTGACGAGATTGTCGGCTTGTACCTGTCGACGCTGTACAAACTGAAATTCTTGGCGTGACCACAAAACGCTTGTAAACTACGGGAGGCTACAATCGGACTGAAATCAACCACGGTTTGTCTGGGCTACCAGCAGATCACCAGTCTCTCGGCGTCTACAGCTTTGACTGTGCCGTCGGGGGCAACTCTGGCCCTGATCGTGCCGGAGACCCAGAACGTCCGGTGGCGCGACGACGGCGTTGCCCCTACGGCGTCGGTGGGTATGCCGATCTTTGTCGGGGCCAGTCTGAGCTATGACGGCGACCTGAACAAAATACGATTTATTGAAGAAACGGCCTCCGCCAAACTGAATGTCAGCTACTACGCATGATCAGGTTACGGTCCATATCTGGCGACGACATGAGGATCAAGCGCAGGCTTGACTACTACGACGCCGGTAATGGGCCTATGCTGTTTGCTGAAGGCGTCGGCGGGTCGGGGCCTATACCTTCGCGGACTATATTTGACCGCTTTAACGTGCCTATCCTTGACCGGTTTGGCGCTGAAATAGAGACGAGGTTCTAGCGTGAAAAACCCCTGCACGCCAGAACGCCTGCATGAGCTACTTCGGTATGAGGCCGAAACAGGAAAACTGTTTTGGAAATCTCGACCTGTTGAAATGTTTGTTTGCAAATGCGCGCAACACCGGTGGAACGTGCGCCACGCGGGTAAAGAAGCGTTAAACGTGTTAATGAAAAACGGATACTATAAAGGCTCTATTTTTGGCGTTCAAATGCTTGCCCACCGCGTTATTTGGGCCTTGTGTACGAATGTTTGGCCGTCTTACGAAATCGATCACATAGACGGAAACTCACTAAACAACCGAATTGAAAACCTGCGCGATGTTACGCCTGAAATTAACCGCCGAAACACCGCGCGCCAGTGCAAAACCAAAGCGCCATATCCCGGCGTTATCCACAATGTAAAACGTGGGCGGTTTTATTCTCGAATTACGGCTTCAAACGTAACTTACCACTTAGGCTCGTTTGATAATCTTGACGACGCAATAGCAGCTCGCAAAAAAGCCGAACGCGAGTTAAACTTTCATGTTAACCACGGCCGCAAACGTGTGAGGGCTGCGTAATGTCTTACATCTATGCCTTAACGGACACCTGGAACTCCGCCCCCACAACTTTTGTTGGCATCGGGCTTAACGTCACCGACACCGCCTCCGCTGCGGGCTCGCTCCTGTTGGACTTGCAGGTCGGGGGGGCGAGCCAATTCAACGTAGCTAAAACTGGGCTTGTAACGCTTAACCCTGCGCTTACGACCGGGGGAGTTTTAAGCGCAGGTAACAACGCCTTTAAAACCATTCAGTTTGGATCAACAAATTTTGGATCTAACGGAGTGGCCGCAATTAGAGACGGTGAAGGCGTAGTAGTGCGAGGGTCTACAGGGTTTGTTTGGGAAAACAACACTAATAATCCGGCGACTGGAACGATAGATTTGCGGCTTGTCCGCGACGCCGCCAACAATCTAGCCCAGCGCAACGGCACGAACGCGCAGACGTTCCGGGTTTACAACACGTACACGGACGCGAGCAATTATGAGCGGGCGACGTTAACTCATACGGCGACTGCGTTTCGGATTGCGGTAGAAGGTGCGGGATCAGGCTCGGCGGCCAGATTTATGCTTTTGCGCGCCGCAGCCATTGATTGGCTGTCTTTGGGAGCCTCAGGCACAACGGGGGGTGCTATCTGGAACATAAACTCAGGTGGCCATTTCATCGCAGGCACAGACAACACCTACGACATCGGCGCGAGCGGCGCGAGCAGGCCGCGCAACCTTTACGTTGCGGGCCGCGCTAATATCGACGGGCTGACGGTCGGCAAGGGCGGGCAGACGGCGGTGGCCGATAACACTGCATTTGGCTTTCAAGCGCTCAACAGCGCCAGTTTGACCGGCACCCAGAATGTTGCCATTGGAAACCGAGCAGGCGAATCTTTGACGACTGGCGGAAGCAATGTTTTTGTTGGTCATGTAGCGGGGCAAGTGCTTACAACCGGCAGCAATAGCGTTGGCGTGGGGCGTTTGGCGTTGGCCTCTGCAACAACCGCAGGAGAAAATACAGCGGTCGGTCAAAACGCGATGCTGTATTACAACACATCCAACAACACGGCGGTTGGTCATCAGGCGCTGCAAGGAAGTTCAACCGTTGCCAATAATACGGGCTTCAACCTAACGGCTGTCGGTTATCGTGCGCTCCTTAACAACACGAGCGGGACTGAAAACGTCGCCGTAGGCCATCAGACGCTTAACCAAACCACCACGGGCGCTGCTAACACGGCGGTTGGAACAAACTGTCTTTACTACAACACCACGGGCGGAAATAACACCGCAGTTGGTCTACAGGCTCTTTTGAACAATACCACGGCCAGCTCCAACGTAGCAGTGGGCACTAACTCCCTTCGTTATTTTGATACCTCCAACAACACGGCGGTTGGTCATCAGGCGCTGCAAGGAAGTTCAACCGTTGCCAATAATACGGGAGCGTATAATACTGCTGTCGGCGTGGCCGCCCTACAATCAACGACGTCCGGGAATGAAAATTCTGCTGTTGGGTACGGGGCACTGCTCTCAAACACAACGGGAGCGTATGGAACGGCACTTGGCCTTTATGCGCTTCGCCTTAATACAACCGGATCTTATAACGTAGCCGTAGGACACTCGGCAGGCGACGTAATTACAACCGGCGGTCGCAATACAATCGTTGGTTACGGTTCCGATCCATCAGCGAACAACGGGACAGACCAAACCGTAATTGGTGAAAGTCTTACCGGCAAAGGTAACGACACCGCATTTATCGGCGGCACGAACGGCGCCTATAACGAGAAAAACGTCACAACGTGGGAAACGACCTCCGACGCTCGGATCAAGAAAAACATTGTTTCAAACACCTCCGGTCTGGATATCATAAACCAGATCCAAGTTCGGAACTTTGAATATCGGGCTCCCGACGAGATCACGGACCTGCCTGTGTCCGCTGCAATCCAGCAACCCGGCGTCCAGCTTGGTGTGATCGCTCAGGAACTTCAGGCGGTGTTGCCGGGTTGCGTGACCGAGAACTCAACTGGCGTCCTGTCGGTCTCCACAGACCCGCTGGTCTGGTACCTCATCAACGCCGTCAAGGAACTGGCAGCGGAAGTCAAAGCGCTCAAAGGAGAATGATGTGGTGGACGAAGTGCAACTCCCGACGCCCGAAGAGATCGCTCGGCATTATGCGGCGTTGAAGGACAGCGTGGCCCTGATCGACGCCGGATCGACTGACGCCGACGCTATAGCCCGCAACGTCCTGCACCTTGAGCAGATGCTCGCTAATCCGTGGTGGGACGGGTACGACATGACAGCGGTGGAAGCAGCTATTGCGAAAGGGAAGCAGCCGTGACTTACACCATTGACATCTCAGACGCCTACACGCCCCCCGAGGGGCCGTTCGCCACGAACGAGGATTACGTTGCCCACGTCATGAACATGGCCGCGCGATCCTACGCAGGACAGTATTCCACAGAAGATGTGGAAAGCGGCATCACCGCCGCACGGGAAGCGTTCAATGCGAGCCTCCCGAAGCCTCAAGCAAACCAGACTGAAATATGAATTTGACCCTGACACAAGAGCAGGCTCAGGCCCTGGTTGGCCTCCTCGACATCGCGATCAAGCAAGTCGGCATCCGGGCTATGGAGGATGATATCGTCGGCCTGATGCAGGCCATCAAAGCGGCGGCAAAGCCTCCGGCAGAGGACTGAACAATGGCGACTAAACCGGGGTTGTACGCTAATATCCACGCAAAACGTGAGCGTATTGCGGCGGGGTCTGGCGAGAAAATGCGTAAGCCAGGAGCTAAAGGGGCTCCTACAGCTACTGCGTTTGTGCAGTCAGCCAAGACGGCGAAAAAGAAGGGGAAGTGAAATGGCTAAGAGCACCCGCCCGGCCGAGGGCAAGGCCAAGGTTAAAATTACGGCTGAAGGCAAGAAAGTCAGCTACGGTCAGGCGGGTGAAGCTAAAGGCGGCGGCCCGCGGGTCAAGCCGGGCACGTCAAAAGGAGATTCGTACTGTGCCCGCAGCGCAGGCCAGATGCGTGACTTCCCTAAAGCCGCCAAAGACCCCAACAGCCCGCTACGGTTGTCACGCGAGCGCTGGAAGTGTAGTGGTAGCAAGTCCAGAAAAGGCTAACGGGTGTAAGCGATGGCAGACGTAAAAATATCCCAGCTTCCCGTTGCCACGACGCCGCTGACCGGCGCGGAGCTGCTGCCTGTTGTGCAAAGCGGCGTCACCAAGCAAGCCCCGTTGGGCAGTGCGTTTAACTACAGCCAGTCGGCTAGTATTGCAGCGCTCCGCCTGCGAACGGGCACGGGAACGTCGCGCCCGACAATTGTCGCCGTAGCGCAAAACTATGTTGCGGGTGACGGCGGGGGTATTTTTCGTCTGGACTCGACCGACACAACCAGCGCGGACAACAACGGGACGATTATCGTAGACGCCAGCGGCGCTCGATGGAAACGGCAATGGTCCGGCCCGGTTAACGCGAACTGGTTTGGCAACCTGGCGACAGGTTTTACGGCGGCTGTACAGTCCGCTATTACGGTTGCAGGCACATACGGCACAATTGAAATCCCCTACGGGGGCTACTCATTGACCAGCACGCTGACGTTGCTGACCGGCCAGACCCTTATAGGCATTGGCGGGCGACCGACCATCACCCGCGCGTTTGCCGGGACTATGATCAACGCTGCTGCGGCGGTGACAAACCTGACTAATCTGGACCTCCGCGGCGCGGGTGCTACCTACACCAACACCAGCACCGACATTGCCGTGCTCTACAACAACGGCTCCAACTACTACCAGTCGATGAGCAACGTATGGATCTACGACAGCGCGGGTCCATGCATCAGTTTCAGCGTGTCGGACGCGGCCAGCAAATCCAAATTTGTGGGTTGTAATTTCCAGCGCACGACGACCACCAACCCCGCCGTAGTCTTGCCGACCAGCTTGGACACGATAGGTTATCGAGAGTTTTACGATTGCCGCGGCGACGGGTCGTGGTTGCTGAGGTTTAACAGCGGCATCAACACCAAGATTATCGGCGGCGACTGCGTCAACCTTGATTTCTCCGGGTCCGAAGGCGTTAGCTTGAGAGCTGTCGTCAACGGCGTCCGCGTCGCTACAGGCGGCAGCAACTTTACGGTTTATGGGAACGATAGCGCTATTGTCGGGTGCGTTATAGCTGGTCCTGGCGTCATCACTGGCGCCGCTAGCCGCAACAACATCTCAGGTAACGTGCTGCAAGCGGGGCAAACGTGGACAGATAACTCCACGGCGACCGGCACGAACATGAACATCCTTGACTATGCGTTTTACGACATTTCCGGCGCTTCTCCAACTACCGAATGGGGCGCTGACAGCTCTGCGCCATCGCTGGGGAATGGTACCTTGTCGACGTATGTAACTCGCCAAGGCCGCGCGTTAAAAGTCGACATCACGCTAACAATGGGCTCCACAACCACGTTTGGCTCAGGCAACTGGTTTTTCAGGCTACCCGCACCGTTTAGCACTTGGACCGCCGCAGCGGCAGCTAACGGCGCTGTACGGATGTTGGATAACGGAACGGCTTGGTTTACCGCAACGGCCCATGTTGGGGCTGGGGCCAATAAAATTTACATCTATCCTAACAATAACGGAGGGCAAGCGAGCTCAATTGTGCCGTTTACGTGGGCGCAAAACGATTCGCTGACCCTTTCCATCGAATACATCTTGGCTTGACGAATAGTCAGGCAAGGCAGATAATACTTGTTAACGTACTGGTGCGTTCACCAGGTGACTGATGAGGTCGATCTATGGAAAACGAAGCGGTTGCGCCCGCGCCAGAGCAGGACATTACGGCAGACCCTGTTGCTGTTGAAACAACGCCGGAAGCCCCCAAGACCTTCACTCAGGAGGAATTGGATTCGATCATTGCTAAACGTCTCGCAAGAGAACAACGGAAGTGGGAACGGGAGCAGAAAGCCGCCGTTGCGACAACCGCCAGACCTGTAGAGCCTCCAGCGGTTGTTGAGACCGCCGACGACGCCAGGGCATACGCCGAGGCGCTCGCCGAACAAAAGGCGCAGGAGCTGTTGGCGCGGCGAGAGCAGAACGAAGCTCTTGAGACCTACTACGAACGGGAAGAAGAAGCGCGGGCGCGCTACGATGACTTTGAACAGGTCGCGTACAACCCCAAGCTGGCCATTACGGAAGTGATGGCGCAAACGATTCAAACGTCTGACGTTGGGCCGGACCTGATTTACCATCTGGGGACGAACCCGAAAGAAGCCGAACGGATCGCTCGTTTGCCGCCCGTCTTGCAGGCTAAGGAAATCGGTAAACTGGAAGCCAAGCTGGCCGCCAGCCCACCGGTCAAAAGAACATCAACCGCCCCGGCGCCTATTGCTCCGGTCACTGCCCGGTCTGCATCTAACCCCAGCTTCGACACGACGGACCCACGGTCCATCAAGTCCATGTCGACCAGCGAGTGGATTGAGGCCGAACGGCAGCGCCAGATCAGAAGGTATGAGGCAATGCGCAACCGTTAAGGACATAAGGATATGGCCAACTCGCTTCTTACTATCGACATGATCACCAGAAAAGCTCTGGAGATCCTCGAAAACAACCTCGTCATCACCCGCAACGTGAACCGTCAATACGACGACAGCTTCGCCGTTGAAGGAGCCAAGATCGGCTCCACCCTCCGCATCCGTCTGCCCGACCGTGCTCTTGTCACGGATGGCGCGGCGCTCCAGGTGCAGGACGACAACGAGCAGTTCACCACGCTCACCGTCAACAACCAGAAGCACATCGGCGTCAACTTCACGACCGCCGAGCTCACCATGCAGCTCGACGACTTCGCCGAGCGCGTGCTCAAGCCGCGTATTTCGCAGCTTGCCTCCAGCATCGACGCCGACGTCGCTAACTCGTTCAAGTCGATCTTCAACACCGTCGGCACGCCGGGCACCACGCCGGGCACCTCGCTGGTCCTGCTTCAGGCGCAGCAGAAGCTGAACGAATCCGCCGCCGTCATGTCCCCGCGCTACGCGACCGTCAACCCGGCCGCCAACGCGAACCTGGTCGAAGGCATGAAGGGTCTCTTTAACCCGGTCGACACCGTCTCCCGCCAGTTCAAGAACGGACTGATGGGCACCGGCGTGCTTGGGTACGAAGAAATCAACATGTCCCAGTCCATCAAACAGTTCACCACTGGCTCGCGCTCCGGCACGATCACCGTGGACGGCACGATGACCGCGCAGGGCTCCACCAAAATCACGCTCAACGGCACGACCGGCCACACGCTGGCCGTCGGCGACGTGTTCACCATTGCCAACGTCTACGCCGTCAACCCGCAGACCCGCGAGTCGACCGGATCGCTCCAGCAGTTTGTTGTTACCGCCGCCAACACGGCCGCGGCCAGCAAGTTCACGGACGTCAACATCAGCCCCGCGATCTACACCGCGGCTAACGCGCTTGCGACCGTTGACAGCTTCCCGGTCAACCTTGCGGCGGTCACGTTCGTCGGATCTGCCTCCACGCAGTACCCGCAGAACCTGATCTACCACAAGGACGCGATCACCTTCGCCACCGCCGACCTCATGCTCCCGCAGGGCGTCGACATGGCCTCGCGCCAGGTTCACAACGGCATCTCGCTCAGGA